TCCCTCAATATGGCTTGTCCCGTCACGCCAGCGGCATAAGCGCGCTTTTCCAGCTTTACGCCGGAAAGGTCCGAGCTGTCCAGGACATAGATGGAGGTCACCTTGTCCGGTCCGTCCTTCCGTGTCGAAACATAGGAGACCCGACCGGACAGCAGCAGGCCGACGTCTCCCTCATATCCGGCGTTTATCGTCAGCACGTCGTTCCGCTTGATGCGACTGATGGTGTCTTGCGTCAGGTTGTAGATGCGGATCACGCTCTCGTTCGGACTCGCGTCGTCGTCAAACGGGACATCAAACTCGATATAGAGGTCTTTCGACCGAAACGTTTTTCCGCCGACATTGACTTCCACAACCCTTCTGAACTGCTCCATCATTCCACCACCTGCAGGAACACCGTTTCCCCCATGTTTGCATACCCGACGCGCGTCTCCAGACCGGCGTCGTCTTTCGGTACCAATTGCAGAACTGGGAACCGTTGGTCAAACACGTCGACGAATAGCGGCACACCGTAGACCAGCTTTTCGCCATACACAAGCGCCTCACCATCCTTGTAGAGGTCGACCGTAAAAAAATCGAAGTCCGCATTATAGCGGACTTCCATTTCAAATGGCTCGGCGCCCAACAGAATCTCGAACCGATATGGCGTTTGGTCTTTCTGAATCGGTACGTACATCAGGCGACCCTCACCTTCTGGCCGATCTGCAGCTTCTTCGGATCAATGCCGGGATTGAGCTTCAACAAAGTTTGCCAGTTCGTCCCGTACTTCGGGGCGATGGAATACAGCGTCTCGCCTCGACGGATGGTGTGCATCTGGGGCGTGCCGGCTGCCGGCTTGTTGGCGAGCTGCTGCTGCCCTGCGCTTGTCGTTGGCTTGACCTGGGCAAGCATGACCGGGTCGTTGAGAAACGGAGCGTAAGACGGCTTAGCGATCCGTACTTGCTGAAGAGTGGCCGTGAAGCGGCAGCCGTTTGCGACCTCGAAATCATGCTCGGTTTGAATGTCAGCGATCAGCACTTTGTGAAACGCATTGCGGCCAACATAATCCAGATGCTTGCCGTTCATCATCGCAAGGACGAGTTTTTCCCGGATGTTCGCGGCATTCGGGCCGAGAATCTTCCCGGTGATCGTCATGGCCGTCGGAAGACGCTCAACATTGTCGGTCAGGGATATGTCATCCTCGACAGGGTATTGCGTTATATTCACGCTATAATGTGGTACCTCCGACGTCACATGGATTTCGTGTCCGCCGAGCATCGCCATGACTCACACCTCCACAATGGGCTGATACTTCATCCGCATGCTGCGCCAGAACTCTTCCAGTCCTTCGCGTGCACCTTGCTTCGCCGCTTCCTTGACGGTGGACGTGCCGCTGGCCGCCGCGGCCGACGAAACATTGACGTTGATCGTAACGTTGGGCATCATTGCAGCGGACTGCCTCGTTTGCCCTTGCGTATATCGCCTGTTTTCCTGCTTCGTCAGTACCCGCTCGCCCTCGTGCAAGCGGGCGATATAGTCGTCATGTGGGACGTACGGTAGGCCGTCGGCGTGGCCCGGAATGCCTCCCAAGATTTTCTCATTCCACATCCGACCAGCCCAATCACGGGTCCGATCCCACCAGCTTTGCTTTGGTGCTGGTCCAATAGAACCAACTTCAAAAAGCGGATGGTCATTCGGTTTGGACTCAAGCTTTTCATAGAAATTGATGACTCGATTCATTTTCTCTTGCCGCGCTTGTTCATGTCTTTCGATTGATTTTTCGGATTCACTCAGAATTACTGCACTTGTTGCAGTAGCTAATCCCGCCGCTGCCTTTACAACTGGCGGCCCGGGGACTGCTGCTGCTGCAACAGCGCCCGCCAGAATCGGGTGATCCTTTGCAGCCTCTCCGAGACCCTTCACAAGACCTGAACCAATAGACTTCCCAAGCTTAATACCAACATTCGCCATTTGTGGTATGGATGCTTCAAGGACGCCGATGGTAAAGTCAACAAACTTGCGTGCGCCTTCCTCGATCTTTGCTTTACCGCCGCCGTTGTACCACGCTGTGATCTTCCGCTCAATGTCCGAGAATACATATTCGATCTTCTTGTTGAAGGGAAGCTGTTGGAACTCCTCGTTTTCGAGGTAGTTCGATCGAATATATTCGAACGCGCGTTCCCCTTGCCGCAGCAGATAGTCGAAGCCTTCGAATGCCGTTTTTTCCAGCGCGCTCCCCCAGCGCTGAATCTTGTCGTCGTTTTCCTCGATCCATCGGTTGATCTGCTGGAAGCGAGGTTTCAAAGCCCGTGCAAGACCATCGCCCCAGCGCTTCACAGCCACAAGGTTGAACGTCTCAAGGATTTGGTTTTTCAGGCCATCCAGCGACTCCGCTTGTTTCTGGAGCATATCTGGGAAACGTTCGTTCATACCCTCAATGAGCATTTCGATAGCCTCACTGGCTGGAATCAGCCCCTTAGAGGACAGATTCATGACTTCCCGCGTCGATTTCCCCATCTTCTGCGAGAGGATTTCCCACGCCGGAATGCCAGCTTCAGTCAACTGCAGCATTTCCTCGGCGCTGACTTTCGACTTCGCTTGCATCTGCCCGATGGCGAGGGAGATACGATCGATCAGATCCGTTCCGCCACCCAGACCGGCTGCAGCATTTCCGATTGCCGTCAGGTACGGAATGATTTGCTCCTGCTTGAACCCGAATGCCAACATGCGTTTCGCTGCGTCCTGGACCCCGGCCAGCTCGAACGGCGTTTCGATCGCAAACCGGTTCATATCTTCGATGAATTGACGAGCCTTCTCGGCGGAACCGAGCATCGTCGTAAACGCGATCTCTGCCTGTTCGAATTCGCTGGCGACTTTCAGCGGGTTTCGGATACCGTATTCTACGGCGCCATAGGCCGCGAGTCCGCCCATGATCATTCCGGGGAGGGAGAACGGTGCCCGGAGGATGGATGAACCGATGCCCCAAAACCGACTCGTTACGCCGCGGCTCAGACGGTCCAACTTATCGCCGATCCGAACGACCTTGTTCAGTTCGCTACCGAGCCTTCCCCAATATCGGATGTTGTCTCGAGCAGCATCTCCAATAGCTCGCCCGAATCGTTTGAACTTGCTTTCGCTCCGAGCAGCCTCGTCCGCTACGTCTCGGACTTCGTCCGACAGTTTTTCCGTCTCATCGGCCGCATCTTTGGTTGCTTTCACGAATCTTCCGAGGGCATCGCGCGGACGGTCGAACGCCTTCTTCGCCTTGTTGCCGGTCGCATCGGCAGCTTCGCCGAATTTCTTCGTTTGGTTCCCTGCTTCATCGACCGCACGGCCGAGCCGTTTGGCTTCGTCTGTTGCGCCCTCGAGGTCTGCTTCGAATTTCTCGATCGCGCCGCCGAGCATGCTGGTTTTAATTTGATCAAGCAGTTTGTTCAGCCTTTGTAGCGGCGCTTCGTCGATTCTCCAACCGATCTCTGCATATAGACTTCTCAGGGCTTCGCCGGCCACGGAATGCCACCTCCCTTCGGCGGGAACATGTCGAGCGCGGCGTTGGCTTCGAGCAGCTCGTCCCAGTCCATCAGATCGACTTCTGACGGCGGAATACCTCCCTCAAATACCAGACGCCAATATAAAAAGCGCTTGCGCGCTTCATGCTCATAATAGTTGGGCGGTCTATCTGGGATTGTGCAGAAATCGAAAGGCTTCTTCGAATACGGTCTCCATAATGTCGAGGTGTTCGTCCCAGAACTCCCAATTCGTGCGCGGAGACACGATCACATGCTCCATGATCTGGCTGTAGTACGGCTCGCTCAGCAGGTTTCCATACCGATCCTTGCTGGCGTCCGCCATCTGCAACGCCTTCCGGACGCCGGGAAACTGGAAAGTGAATTCGATTCCGCCGATGGAGACGGTCTTCTGCTTCGGTTTCTTGATTTCGCTCACGAATCATCCCTCCCATGAAAATAGGGGCCGACGCCGGCCCCTTATTCTTGCGTATAGTCGAAGACCTGCAGCTGGAATGCCCGCGACTCGATCGAGTTCGAGAACGTGGTCTGAGCCGGCCGCAGCACACGCGCCTGCGTGCCACCGATCTTCTCCCGCGGCGTATTGCTGTTGATCACCCATACCGACACGGTCTTCTTGGATGCTGCCAGTTTGTTGAGATAAGACACGGAAGGCGATGTCTGTTGCAGGTTGATCGTGATCCTTCCGAGCGGATTGTTCACCTCGGAAACCGCCACATCGCCCTGCGCGCCAACAGAAGTCTGGAACGTGTCCTCCGCCTTTTCGCACTCGACGAACGAGCCTTCAGCGAATCCGGTGATATATACGCCGTCGACGACGACAGTCACGCTTTTGGCGTCATAGTTGGTGGTAGCCACGGTTCATCCTCCTTCCTTACACCGTGATCGTGCCGCGGATCGTTGCTTCATGCACCGCACCAGCCAGTTCGAACGTGAACGTCGCGCCAGTATACTTCCGAGCTGCACGGTCTGCCGGGTTGGTCTCCGCCCGCGACGGGAAATTGGTGCTGTATAGAGGCAGGCCGTCCTCGTCTTCGGCGATGATGCCCTGGTTGTACCCGGCGCGCAGGACGTTGACGGTCGCGGCCTCGAGTTGCGCGATGCCGGCGTCGGTGTACGGCACCTTCGGCGAATTGTTGAGCAGGGTCTGAATAGCGTTCTCGATGTTCACCTGCACCCAGTCCTTCGACATGATCACGTCGATGAACTCGCCGCTCACAACGATGCCCTCGCCCGTCCGCGGCTGACCGCCGCGCATGACGTAAACGTTGCCTCCGGCCGCATTCACGTTTTGCACGGTCGAAAGTCCGATGTCGTCGGCCGTGATACCGATGAGCTGCGCGAACTTCCATGTAACCGATCCAACCTGCTGCGACCCGCGGGCGCCGACCCAGGCGGCATCCGGATACTTCGCCAGCTCGTCCGGATCGGAATGATAGATCACGAACGTCCGGTCGTAGTCCTGCGCCTTGAACACGGCCAGATCGGCCTCGTCGCCGACCCGCGTCGCAAACATCTTGAAGCCCTTGCCTTCCACGACATCGGCCAACGCTTTGAGCGTCGAGACATCCGATTCCGTAGTCAGCAGGAAGTACCAGTCCTTGTCCCATACATCTTGAAGCGTCGTGACTGGATCACCCGCGGTGTCGTAAGCCGCCACCGCAAATGTAGCCGGCGAGCTCTGCCCCTGACCCTTGAGCGCGGCCGCCATTTTGTAGACTTCAGTAGTGGGGCCAAAATCCGCGCTCAGTCCGTCCAGATCGGAGTATTCTTTGTACGGCGCGCCGCCCGCTTTGGAACCAAGAATCAGCGGCTTGCCGAACCCGATCAGGCCGGCGGGCCGTTGCAGATCAATGGTGACTGTCACATCACGAATAGGCAACTTGATCACCCCTCATATTGAATTTCCGCGGACTCGATGAAATCGCCCGCGTCCGGATC